CTTGTTCAGACGAGGGTTGGCCTTACGAGCCTGATATGATGCTTTACGGTTGCCAGCAGCAAGAATGGCGCCAGCACGATCCATGCTGATGCCCTGCTTCTTAGCAATCTTAGACTGAACAGCCTTAAAACCAGGATGTTTCTTTTTGGCAATAGCCATTAGCGAACCTTAGCCCGACCCTTTTGATTGAATGTCACAGAACCGTATCCGTACTTACGCATCAACCTATTGAGGTCGCGCTCAATCTTGTCGTGCTGTGCCGCATTGATAGCCGCCATTGGGGTATTTCCATACCTGGCGCTACCCAACTGGTTTGCTTTATTTGTGACAGCTTGCTTATTCAGAGCAGCCTGCTGCTTCTTAGTTGTAGTTGCACGACGCTGAGCGTCAGTCATTGAACCGCCAGAACGGCTCGGACCAGTCATACCCTTGACCGAGAACTTCGGTGCAGGCTTCTTAGAACCAGTCTTCCTGTTTGTGTTGTTGGTGTTTGCCATTATCGCATCCCCTTCTTCATCCCCTTGGAACCATACTCCTTCTGGCGCATGGCCTTCGACTCAGACTTCTCGTGCTTACGCATAGCAGTCTTCGTCTTATACTTCTCACCAGTCTTCTTCTCGGTGACCATCTTCATCGGCTTCTTCTTCATATCCCGCAACTCCAACCTATCCAGCATGTTGATATAGTGATTGACATCTTTCATGATGCTTGGTACGCAACACCCGTCTTATTGGAAATCTCCACCGCTTCACGGATCTTCCGCATGGAAGTACCAGCAGGTTGGATACCTTGCTTACGGGCGTCACGGTAAGCCTGCAACTCAGCATCCCACTTCTTACTTGTCATAGTCTTATTGCTTGCAGCATCCCCAGAGTTCATCTGAATATTGGATGCCTTCAAACACTCACCCCACGATGAGTGATCCTTAGTGGGACAACCTGAACGGCAACTCACTTCAGACTCTCCTTGTCGATGTTCACCTTGCGGCAACACGCTGCATAGGACTCGCAGTCCTTGGTTTCGCATCCTTCACGGCATGCCATAGTTATCTCCTAGAGTGGTGTGAGAAGACTGCCGTAACCAGCGGCAGTCAACGAATCGGCTTCGCTATCGGAAACCTCATACTCGTGCCCGCCGATATAGACAGTGGACGCAGGTATCTCATTCTTGTCGAAGAAAGGATATCTAACTTCATCATAGTCGCCGAAGCCACGCTTCAATAAAGTGACACCGCGATCGATCTTGTAGAACGAAAACAGTCTATGCCCACCAGCAGGCCCCTCAAGGACTGTCGGTGTCTTGAACATGTAAGGCATCATTCCTCCAATGTAGACTTCCCCAAACCCACACCACGAGGATGTGGGCTTGAGGCTGGCTGCATCAGGCGATGCTGGAACCAGTGGCGAGACGGAACAGAGCCTCTTGGCGGTACAACTTGAAGCCAAGAACACCGTACCAACCGATCGGACGGAAACGCATCAACTTGTCAGTGACAGGTCCGATGACGACGTGCGGCTCTTCAGCCACAGCCTCAGCGAGAGCCTGCTGACCAGCGATGTAGGTGTCGTACACCTTCGTCTTCTTCTGCGCAGTGGCAGCAGCAGTGGTGACCGTTCCCGAAAGAGTGGTCTTGAAGGTGAACGAAGTGCTGTTCGGAACAGTGGCAATCTGCCAAGTAGCGTTCACACCAGTAGTGACAGTGGCACCAGCAATGGTCACAAAGTCACCAACGGAGAAACCATGGGCGCTAGCAGTGGTCACCGTAGCGGTGGAGATACCATCAAGGGTGATGCTACCGGCAGCAGTCGCAATGTTGACCGCAGAACCGATGTTCGCACCAGTACCACTCACACGCAGACGCGGGGTCTCAACGAAGAACGCACCCTCGAATGCACCAATCTCACCAGCCCAGATGTTCTCGTTAGTCTGGTACTCGTGCGGGTAACGCCACGAACCAGAGCCAGTCTCCGCACGAAGATCATGCGCAGCCTCAGGGTGGATACCACACCAGTACATCGAACCACGACGCGGAACAGCCTTGTTGGAACGCAACTTGGCGATAGCACGACGGATCTTAGCGGCAGTGAGAGTATCAGCGTTAGCAAGCGAACCCTCAGCAGTGACACTACCACCGTAGATGATGTTCGTTGCGTTACGCAACTCGTCCTGAGCAAGTTCATCAACAGAGTCAGCCATGTTATAGGCAACAATGTTAGCAACAGCCGGATCAACATCAGCGAGAGAGAACAACTGCAACTTACGGGTCACAAGAGCAGCGTTACCATATTCATTCAGAGTAATGGTAACCTGGTTCGGAGTTGCGAGAGCAACCGAATCAGGATCAGTAGTCTCAGTGAGACTGCTCTTGTTCGTGAGCATGTCGTTGTAGATTTGCAAGGTAACAGAGGAACCTGGCATTGCCTGACGTGCAGGACGCTTGTCGGCAACCGAACGGAGAAGCGGCTGAGAACGCAGAGCGAACTCAACAAGGCGGTCATACGCCTTCTGGACAAGACCAGCACTACCTACGGTACCACCAAGGCCAGCAGCAGTGCCAGCATCAGTATATACGTTAGCCATGTATATGACCTTTCAATAGAGGATTACGAATCGAACGAGTTGATCATGTCAATGATCTCCTCGGCACTACCAGCCTGATTCAACCGAAGGAACATGTCCTCCTGACGGTCAGGAGATAGAGCGCCAGAAGTAACAGCGTCGATCTGGCGAAGAGCAGACAAGTCTGGGACTTGCTGCGCAGGGTCGTCATTAGTTGCTGACTTCAGCCCGAAAACATCACCATACTCCTCAATCCATGCAGACACGGCCTCAGAAGAGGCATCGAGTGTGGACGGGATAAAGGCCGCAATCTTCGGATTGACACCCTTCTCAGATAGGACACTCTTGATGACGTTCTCACGCTGCGCTGAACGCAGCGAACCAAGTTCGTCCTCAAGTTCACGAATACGCTTCTCCTTCGCTCGCTCAGCCTTACGCAACTTACGCACCAGATCGGTACTGTCGTCACGCTTCGGTTGAACTTCATCCATGTCGAAGTCGTCCTCGTCGTCCCATTCCTGATAGTTGTTGCTCATCGCAACCGCCCTTTCATTGAAGTAATCGCAGACCACGATAACCCATCGGGGAATGGGGTCGGCTTCTGCTACCAGTCTTCATACACTGACAGTGCTGGTCTATCTGTCAGGGGATCAGATGCGCCCTGAACGGCGCTTGGTGAGCGAACCAGACGTGATACCTGATGCCCCAGCGAATGCTGCAGCCTCACGTTCACGATAGGTCTTACGCTCCTTGGATGCGACACCAGTGAAAGCCTCACGCTCAAGTGAAGCCTGCGTTCCCTGCACGTCTCCGCCATACAATCCTGCGAGACGCTGCTCAGAAGGAACCAGTTCCTGAAGTTGGGAATACTTGGAGGCCACATCAGCACGGGTATAACCCATCTTCTGCAACTCCTCAGCAGAATATGCTGCACCCATACCGAAACGACCTTGCTCAGCCTTGATGCCAGCAACCTCGATGCGGCGCTGAACTTCTTCTGGGCCTTTAGCGCCGAGTAGCAAACCAGCGACAATATCCTTCGACGTGAGGTTTGGGTAATCGACCTGCAGTTGCTTCTTCAACTCTTCATCAGCCTGGTCAACAGAATCAAAAGCAGTCTGGATACGTTCAGCCATTGTAGATACTGACAAGTTGTTTGCAATCATCTGCTCAAGATCTGTATCAGATGCGATATCAGACAAGCCATAACTATTGAGAATGTTCCCATATGCTTCCTTAGTCCCTAGAAACTCAAAATAAGTAGGAACATGCACATTCTCGCCCTTAGCCTTGCGAGCCTTCAAATCATCGACAATAGCAGTCATGCGACGGAAACTGTCAAGATCAGGATCAGTCTTGGCCTCAGCCTTGTTGAGTGCAAGATCGATGATCAGCGGACTATTGGCATAGTCAGAGTTCTCGTTGATATAACTGGAACCATGCTTCCACAATGCTGTCACCCACGGTGCAGACTTAGGACCAAGGATATTTGTGATGAAAGTATTGAAGATCTCCCACGACGCACCAGAAGCAGGGACAGTGTACGACGTGCTCTGCGTTGTTGGCTCTTGCACCTTCGGACCAGATGATTCATTCTGCGCCATCAGCCACCATACCCGAATGCTTTGAGAATAGTACTTGCAAAGTTCAATGCGTTAGTCTTCGCCTCAGTCGTGTTCTGGTAACGAGGATCTCTCTTCACGCTAGTGTCAAACTCCTGGTAGGACATGGGGACATTACCAGTCATAGCGTTCTCCACATCCTTCAAACCAATCTGAGACGGGTCAAGTTCCAGAATACGAGCCTTGCGTGTGATATAGTTCGATGCAAGGTCACGAACACTGGTCTCATTGGTGATCTTGTCGCTGAACGCCCTGTAGTGAACCTTCGCTGCATTAGCCAACTGCTCACGGATAGTCGCATCCGTGTACTCCCCACGAACAAGACCAGTGCCATACTTCACGATATCCTTCTTCGACAATGATGAGCCGTAGTCGCTGGCAGCACTCTTCAAAGCAATAATCTTCTCACGGATAGTGCCAGTACCGATAGACTTGTCATTCGCGAAGTTCACCTTGGAGATCGCAAAGTCCTCGATCTCGTCATCGACATTCACGCCAGCCTCAGTCTGCGAGGCACGTTGGATACCATTGGCAGTCGTCGACGTGTACACTGAGGCATTCTTCGGGTTGTTCTGCTTCTTGGACAGAGACTTGTTGAACTCGTCCTTCTCCTTCTGCGTAGCAACCCGACCGAACATCTCCTTGAACGAGTCATCCAACTTACGAT